AGCGGCAAAAGGTTATCATGATGACTTGGTAATGAATTGTGTTTTATTCAGTTGGTTTGTAACAACAGAATATTTTCACCACCTAACCAATCATCAAATTAAAGACCTTTTGTATTCAGAACAACAAAAACTAATAGAAAACGACCTACTACCTGCAGGTATCTTCGGAAGTGGTAATCAAACCCCCGAAGCTACTTCTTTCGTAGATAATGAAGGAGATAGGTGGTATGTTAAAGGAACATAAATAATAGAGAATGTAAATCGGGGTCGTTAGATACTGTATTGTTATAAATAAAACAGTAAACAACAACTTTTTACATTAACAGGAGAAAAGTATGGCATTTCAAGTATCACCAGGCGTACAGGTCAACGAGATTGACTTAACGAATGTTGTACCAGCAGTTTCAACAACTACGGGTGCATTCGCTGGTTCATTTCAATGGGGCCCTGTTGATGAAGTAAGAACAGTTTCAGATTCAAAGGGTTTGGTAGACACATTCGGTCAACCTGCAAACACAGATGCAGGTGCAGAAGACTTTTACACAGCAGAATCTTTCTTAAAGTACGGTTCATCACTAAGAGTAGTTAGACTAAACTCAACAGGAGTTTTCTCTGCTAACGCAAGTGCTCATGCATCAACTTTACTAAAACACCATGACGACTACGTCAACACTTTTAAAAGTGGTGGTAGTGCAGGAACTGTTGGAAAATTCGTCTCAAAATATGCAGGTTCAAAAGGAAACTCATTAAAAGTATCAACTTGTGCATCATCAGATGCATATTTCAATGATGCAGTAACCACTACAGGTGGTGCAGAAGCAATAGGTCAGACAACAATTACCGTTGCAGCCTCAAACGTATTCGTTTTAAGGGACATAATTAAATTCGCAGGACATAGCACTGAATATAGAGTGTTAACTGCTCCTTCAGGAACTACAATTACTATTGAAGCATTAGACCAACCAGCAGGAACAGGATTAACTGCTTCTGTTGCAAACGGTGCTAATATCGATAGATTTTGGGAACATCACGGTCTGTTTAACAAAGCTCCAGGCAAATCAGCATCAGCATTAGCTGCAGGTGGTTCAAATGACGAAATTCACGTTGTAGTCTTAGACGAAGACGGAGTATTCACTGGAAAAACACATAGTGTATTAGAAACATTTGGTTTCTTATCACTTGCATCAGACGGTAAAGATTCACAAGGTGCTTCAAACTACTACAAAAACGTATTAGAAACAAAATCAGAGTACGTTTACTGGTCAGGACACTCAACAGGAACACACGCAGGTGCGGCCGTTGAGAAAGACCACGCAGCTTCAGTAGGTGCAGCTTTCGGTCAACCTTCTTCACCCGATAATTCATCACTAGCTGGTGGTTCTAACGGTAGAAGTGCAACAGCAGGACAAAAACAAACTGCATGGTCAGACCATTTCGGTGATGCAAATTCAGTTGATATCTCATTCCTAATCGTTGGTTCAACAAGAACTGATAACGGTTCGGGTGTAGACCAAGACCTTCTTGCAGATTGGACAACACAAGTTAACCAAGCAATCCTACTTGCAGAAGCAAGAAAAGACTGCATGGTAATCGCAAGTCCAAGACGTGCATCATGTGTCGGAGTTTCAAGTGAATCCGTACAAACAACAAACGTATTAGCAGACTGCAACACTGCAACTTCAAGTTCTTTTGCAGTTCTAGACTCAACTTGGGTCTACCAATACGACAGATTTAACGATAAGTACTGTTGGGTTCCTGCAAATGGACACACAGCAGGTATCATGGCAAGAAGTGATTTACAGAGAGATGCATGGGTTTCACCTGCAGGTTTCTCAAGAGGTCAATACTTAGGTATAACTAAAATCGCTTACAACCCTAAACAAGCATCTAGAGATGACTTGTATCGTGCAAGAATTAACCCAGTCGCAACATTCCCAGGCCAAGGTACAATCCTGTTTGGTGATAAGACTGCATTAACAACACCATCTGCATTCGATAGAATTAATGTAAGAAGGTTATTCATAGTCTTAGAGAAAGCAATATCAACTGCCGCTCAAGCACAATTGTTTGAATACAATGATTCATTCACACGTGCTCAGTTTAGAGCTGCAATCGAACCTTTCCTAAGAGACGTGAAGAACAGAAGAGGTTTAATTGACTTCTCAGTAGTTTGTGACGAAACAAACAACACTGATTCAGTTATGGATAGAAACGAATTTGTATGTTCTATCTTCGTTAAACCTGCTCGTTCAATTAACTATATAACTTTGAACTTTGTTGCTGCTAGAAGTGGTGTCCAGTTCGAAGAAATCTATTCAGCAGTTTAACAGGAGTAAGATAAATGTCAACAATAGACCAATTTAAAGCACAATTAATCGGTGGTGGCCCAAGGGCAAACAGATTCCGAGTCTTTCTTCCTCGTGCAGGAAACAAAATCGAATTTTTAGCAAAAGGTACTACAATACCTGCAGCTACAGTCGGACAAGTACCTGTACCGTTTAAAGGAACCGTTCTTAAACTTGCTGGTGATAGAAGTTATGCAGATTGGAGTGTGACAATTATCAATGATAATGAATTTTCAGCAAGAACTGCATTAGAACAGTGGCAACAAGAGATTCAAGGTCACGGAACATCAACAGGTTTAGCGACAACAGACTACTTATTAAGTAGAGCATTTGTCGAACAATTAGGTAAAGACGACGCTGTCCTAGCGAGATACGAATTTTTTAACATTTTCCCTACAGAACTCGGTACAATAGCATTAAGTTATGATACTGTTGACGCTTTAGAAGAATTTGAAGTAACATTCGCTTATTCTCACTGGGAAAGAGTCATTTAAGTTTTTTTACAAGAACAGTGAAGAATATCACTCTCTTTAAGGTGGTATAAATAATAGTATGGATATATTTGGATTTGAAATTACTCGTAAAAAAGACGAGTTAAGAGCCGCAGAGGTCAAAACAGCAAAGAGTTTTGTTCCTCAAGTTGACGATGATGGCACACCCATTATTGCTCAACAAGCAGGTTATATCGCAGGGGGTGCTTATGGTGCCTATGTTGATATGGAAGGTGGTATCAAAAATGAGATTGAACTCATTAGACGATATCGAGAAACTTCTTTAGTGCCTGAATGTGACGCGGCTATCGAAG